AGATGAAGCGGAGTTAGGAAATTTTGTTGAAATTAATAGTGAAACAATAAATCTTAACGAATATAAATAAAATGGAGAGAGAAGTAGTTTATAACTACAAATGTAAAAGATTAAATTAATATATGCAATTAGATAAAAAAATTTTAAGTGACATTACAGTATATACTAAATATGCTAAATATAAGCCAGAATTACAAAGAAGAGAAACTTGGGAAGAATTAGTTAATAGAAATATGCAAATGCATATTCAAAAATATCCAAAATTAGAAAAAGACATTAAATATGTTTATGAAAATTTTGTATATACAAAAAAAGTATTACCTTCAATGCGTAGTTTACAATTTGGTGGTAGAGCAATTGAACTAAATAATGCAAGAATTTATAATTGTGCATTCTTACCTGTTGATGACATTCGTAGTTTTAGTGAAACAATGTTTCTTCTTTTAGGAGGTACAGGAGTAGGTTACTCTGTACAAAATCATCATATTGATAAATTACCAGAAATACGTAAACCTAATTACGATAGAAATAAAAGATATGTTGTTCAAGATTCCATTATTGGTTGGGCTGACGCAATTAAAACTTTATTTAAGTCTTATACAGGTAGTATTTCATCACATATTGAGTTTGATTTATCAGATATCAGACCAAAAGGAGCTTTATTAATTACCGCAGGAGGTAAAGCACCAGGACCAGAACCTTTAAGAATAGCATTAGTTAAAATTGAAGCAATACTTAGAGAAAAAGAAGATGGTTCAAAATTAACAGATATTGAATGTCACGATATTCAGTGTCATATTGCAGATGCTGTATTGGCAGGTGGTATTAGAAGAGCTGCAATGATCAGTTTATTTGATTTAGATAGTGATGCAATGTTAAATTGTAAAGCAGGTAATTGGTGGGAAAATAATCCTCAACGAGGACGTGCTAATAATTCTGTAACATTATTACGTCATAAAATTGATAAAAAAACTTTTGATAAAGTTTGGGAAAGAATTGAAGCTTCAGGTTCAGGAGAACCAGGTATTTATCTTACAAATGATAGAGATTGGGGAACAAATCCTTGTTGTGAAATTGCTTTAAGACCTTATCAGTTTTGTAATTTAGTTGAAGTAAATGCATCCAATATTGAATCTCAAGAAGATTTAAATACTCGTTCAAGAGCTGCGTCTTTTATTGCTACATTACAAGCTTCCTATACAGATTTTCATTATCTTAGAGATATTTGGAGAAAAAATACTGAAAAAGATGCATTATTAGGTGTATCTATGACGGGTATTGCTGCAGAATCAAATTTAAAACTTAATTTTGAGGAAGCATCTAATATAGTAAAAGAAGAAAATACTAAACTTGCAGAGTATTTAGGTATTAATATTGCTGCAAGAACTACTGCTGTTAAACCTGCAGGAACTACTTCATTAGTAGTAGGTTCATCATCAGGTATTCATGCTTGGCATAATGACTACTATTTACGTAGAATGCGTGTAGGTAAAAATGAAGCTATTTATTCTTATTTAGCTATTTATCATCCTGAATTAATTGAAGATGAATATTTTAGTCCTACAACAACTGCTGTAATTACAGTACCACAAAAAGCACCTGAAGGAGCTATTACACGTCATGAAACTACATTAGATTTACTTGAAAGAGTAAAACTTATTTCAAGAGATTGGGTTAAAACAGGACATATTAAAGGTCAAAATACTCATAACGTATCTTGTACTGTTTCAGTAAGAGATGATGAATGGAAAATTGTAGGTGAATGGATGTGGGCTAATAAAGAATATTATAATGGATTATCGGTATTACCTTACAATGGTGGTACTTATAAACAAATGCCTTTTTCTGATTGCACAAAAGAAGAATATGAAGAATTGGTAAAATCTTTACATGATATAGATCTTACAAAAATTGTAGAAATACAAGATAATACATCATTAGGAGATAATATAGCTTGTGGAGGTGCAGGATGCGAAATATAATGTACAGTTATTTAGGAGTTAAATGTTGGATATATACATTATATATTCAATAATATAAACAAAACGTGAAAAAAGGGTTCCAGTAGCGTAAATTAAAGACACCCAGTACCCTTGAAAGACTCGAAATGTAATAAAATAAAAAAGAAGTGGTGACAGAGAATGTCGACTGTAATAAAATATCTGAGGTTTATTTCTTTCCTCTACATAGTGAAGCTGTAGGTGTCTTTTCTTTAATTATGAAAGTGATAGAATGTTAAATGAGTTAAAAGATAAAATTCAAAAAGAAGCTTTAAATGAATGGTTAAAAAATGATAAAAAAGGAACTGCCGAGTTGGCAACAGGTGTTGGTAAAACTATACTTGCTTTGCACGCACTTTATACAATGGATAAGGATGATACTATTCACTTATTTTTAGCAGAAACTACAGAACGTAAAAAAGATTTATTAAACGATATTAAAAAATTTAATCAATTATTTAATTGTGATGTAGTAAACGACTATAATTTAAAGTTTTATTGTTATCAAACTGTATATAAGTGGAAAGATAGACAATTTGGTTTAATAATTGCTGATGAAATACACGATAGTTTGAGTCCTAAATATTCTGAATTTTATTTTAATAATAAGTATAAAGCTGTTTTAGGATTATCTGCAACAGTAGATAGAAAAACTAAATATGAAGAAAATGGTAATGTATTTTCAAAAGGTCAATTATTAGACAAAATTGCTCCATCTATTTTTAAATATACTATTGGAAAAGGTCAAAATGAAGGTGTTTCTCGTAAATTAAATATTTATGTTATTAATCATGAATTAAATAATATAGATAAAACAGTAAAAGCAGGTAGTTTAAAAAATTCATTTTTACAAACAGAAAAAGCATCTTATGATTATTGGGATAAAGAACATAAACGTTCATGGTTTATTGAAGATCCTGAAATGAAAGCTTTAAAAATAAGAATTACATCACATAAAAGAAGTAATTTATTATTTAATTTACCTTCAAAAGTAAATATTGTTAAAAAACTTTTAAATTGTTTAGAAGGTAAAACAGTTATCTTTGGTAATAGTTTAGAAGCATTACTCAAAATAACACCAAATGTTGTATCTTCTAAAAATTCAGAAGATAAAAATAATTATATTAGACATAATTTTGACAATAATAAAATTAGTATTATTGCTTCGTTTAAAAAACTTAAACAAGGAGCTAATTTAAATAGTGTTGACAATTGTGTAATACATTCATATTATGGTGTAGAAAAAGATATTATTCAGAGGGTAAACAAACCTGCTCTCTATAAACCCTTTTAATTCAGGGAAATCTAAACGTAAAGACGTAGACAATCCTGAGCTAAGCTTGTAATTAATAAAATTACTTGAAAGTGCAGAGACTATCTCGAAAGAGAGTACATTGTAAAAGCTATTACAAATGGAAACGGAGGGTTAAATATTTGTTAAAATATTTGCTTTTTTAAGATATATTTCATATATTTGTACTTAAACTATAAACATATGATAATATATTGTACAACAAATTTAATTAATGGTAGAAGATATATAGGATTAGATTCAAATAATAATTCTAAATATTTAGGTAGTGGTAAAGCTTTTAAAATAGCTTTAAAAAAATATGGTAAAGAAAATTTTAGAAAAGATATTCTTACTCATTGTAAAACATTACCAGAACTTTTAAAAATGGAAGAGTTTTATATAAAAAGATTAAACGCTGTAAAATCTAAAAAATTTTATAATATTGCAGAAGGTGGTGGTAAAATAATTACTAAAAAAATATGTCAATATAATTTAGAAGGTAAGCTTTTAAATTGTTGGGATTCAATTAGTGCTGTAGAAAAAGAATTAGATTTTAGTAATTCTAAAATTACAGCTTGTGCTAAAGGTAATTATGGTAGACGAACAGCCTATGGTTTTGTTTGGAGATATTCTAATGAAAAATTTGAAAAATATCCAACAACTACTCAATATAATTTTACAGAATATCAAAGAAAAAAACTTTCAGAAAAAATAAAAGGTAGTAAAAATCCAATGTTTGGTAAAAAAGGAATATTACATCCTAATCATTCAAAAGTAAATCAATATAATCTAAATGGTGAATTTATTAAAACATGGAATACTATTGGAGAAGCTCAAAAAACATTAAACATAAATAATATTAGTATGTGTTGTAATAATAAAAGAAAAAAAGCAGGTGGTTTTATATGGAAATATTTAAAAGATATAGTCCAATCCTCAGAGAAATCTGAGAATATAAGTTAAAGTTTGCAACTTTAAATAAAAACTTATATTATGTAATCGAGGTAGATTACGACAAAATGGTGATAAAGTAGGTAACGTGTTTATATTACTTACTAAAACTACACAAGAAGAAATATGGTTTTCTAAAATGATGGAAAATATGAATGATTTTAATATTATTTATTGTGATAATATTGAAGATTGTTTAAACAAATATAAAATAAATGAAAAAAATTAAAAAATTACAAAAACGTTCATCTTTAAATGAAGGTAGAAACTATGGTATAGGTTTTGCAATTTTAAAACCTAATACAACTAAAACTAAGTTTGAAACTTTAAACGCTTTTACAGCTTGTAGAGATTATTTAAATGATTTTAGTTATGTAGAATATACTAAAAAAGAAATTGGTTCTATACACGGATATAATCATAAATTATTAAATGTATTTAATAATAAACGTCTGTTTTATTTAGGTGTAACTACATTAAATTTTAAAGGTGGAGGTACATGGAATTCAAAAGAAGAAGCTTTAAATATTTTAATTACTAATTATAAAAATTTAGAAAAATTATTAAATAAATTTGAAGAAAATTTAGGATTAAAAACAAAATCCTCTATAGAATTAGATGAAGACACTTTAATTATTAAAGCACCTATTTATTGGACTAAAACTACAGCTTTAATTAGTATTTACACATTATTAATTAGATGTTATTTTAATATTCAAGATTTTAATGATGATACTTTTGAAGATTTA